CTGCGCTACGTGTGTCTGCAATAAATAATTTAACACACATAAAGCCAGCGTTTTAACCGCTGGTGAGCTACGCTAATAAAATTGTGACTTTTCGAAAAACCCCGGCCCCGCGCCAGGTAAAAATTCAAAGTTACAAAATTAATACGGCACAGCCCAGGAACTATGTTCCCCATGTCAGCCACCGACATGTAGACGTTTATACATTAAAGAGTGTCTTACGCTCTCTCTTTTGTTTACGGAGTGAAATCTCCGCTGATACCGTTGGCTCGGGATCAGAATTTTGAGGTACACGAAATGCCACTGGAGCCCCTGTAAAGAGGTTTAGTGTAAAGTCTTCCGCAGTTGATACAAAACTATGTATTATAGCTGTGTCTGCGCTAGACGCATCCCATGATGTAGTCAAAGCATGATATTGATTATGTGCATGACCAGTTGTCCAATTGGAACCCTTAGCAGGACTAAACCTGTAATGGGTATAGTAAGGCAGTTCAGCCTCTAAGACAGGATTGTGATTCACCGAAGTGGCAATTCCTCCATCCCAAAAATGGGACTCCAATTGAGCAGCTTGTCGTACACGTTGATCAGGATTACTGGTTAACAAAGGTAGTAACTCAGTTTCAACTTGACTGTATCCAACAAAATTGTCTGGTAACCTAGTGAGTGCCATCATGTTAGTCTCATTAGAATTACCTGCCGTACGCATATATTTCCACCTTATCCCCCCGCGCCTACACGTAAAGGCTGGGGTAATATAATTAATCAATGTCATTTTAGAATAATTATAAGGTGTGGATGGATTGGGGTCATCTGTAGAATTGATGCCTCCTGGTGCATATCCTCTATAAAAGGGGAAATTACCCTTCACTATGCGAAGAAAATATCTATTGCCTATATCAGTTAATGTAACGGCAGAATGATAATTGTACCTCTTCAAGCATTGGCGAAAGGACACCACTGGATCTCCATAAAACACTCGCAAGGTATGATCCACTTGCAAGGGTTGTGCTAGATTTTCAGAGACTGCCATTTTAATGGGTTCGTCTTCTGCTTGTGTTAAATCAGCATCAGGATGGGTTCCTTCACCACCTTGGGGTTTTAAAGCCTCAGGGTTGGGGGGATTGAACCAAGTTAAATCCTGAATTATGGAGGAGTCGGGATCAAATACTTCAAAATCATCTCCGACAGAAACAAATACATTGATTCCTATGTCATTATTCACAGTGGAATTTGGTACTGTCAGTTCATTCACGACATAAACTGAAAGTATTCCATTGGCTAAATCTAATGGATCTGCTCCGAGGGGAGTCTCCGAGAAAGGCACTGAATCTACCATTGGTGATCGGTGTTCTACTATACTTTTCTCGTGCCCCCATCCTACCGAAACTGTAAAATCACGTTCTTTTGCTAAATCAATAATATGCAAATAGTTCGTGTTATACTCATTTGTTAACGGATAGGAAGGATCATAAGATATTTTTAATCTGCCCTTATGATAGGCAGATGCGACGATTTGAAATCGATATTTCATGGTGCCGCGCCATCGCTTAAACGGCAATGTTGCAAAACAACACGCCGGCATATGGATCTCAGAGTCGTACTCATCCCAGATTACGGGGGTGACTTCTGTAGTCCATAATAAAGATTCTGTGGGGTCAGCGGTCCCCCATATAAATTTAGTGACATATGATTCTCTCTGGGCTATTGACAAAATTGACATTTCATCAGTTCCAGCGAGACCCATGACTCTAGGATCTATAGTGGTCTCTTGTTTAACATCTAATGTTAGCTTTTGACTAGTATCGGATACATTGGTGTTTGCCATATTTCCCAGATATACTGGTTTATACGAATGCACAGGTGTGATCTCGATAGGTCGTGAAAATCCAAACAAAGATGCCATAGTAGACACAGAATCTGCAGCCATCTGCGTGGCCAAAGAATATGGTTTTAACATGGGTATACTCGACAATGCACCAGCCATTTTTGATATGACATTGGCAGGTCTAGATATAACACCATTTCCATATTCATCACCACCCTGTGGCGACATCATTTCACCTCCACCTTGAGGCGTTAGAGCTCCAGGAACATTTGCAGTAGGTATAGACAAAGAAACGTCTTCTGCCCACACAAACACGGAGATAACGACACTATCTGTAGCTCCGTTCGCATGTTTCAATGCTTGCATAGCTCTCAAAGTGACTTTTCCCATAGCAGTCCAGTCCGCACGAGTAATGTCAAGGGCATTATCCCACCAAACAAATGGTAAGGTCAAATTGCCTCCTTGGCTCGTTGTTGGATCTAGAAAGACATGAGGTCTCTGGCTAGATGCCACCATATCTCGCGAAACGAACTCACGATCTCTGGTGAAACCATCTATGCCATGTAGGGGTAAATATGATGCTAAGATTCTTCCATAATGAAAGCCATTACCATTAAGTATAATTCTAACTTTAAGTTTACAACGCAAAAGTTTATAATTAGAAATACGGTTAATGACTCTGGGATTTTGAAAGAAATCTTCCCACGGGTTAAAGACTTCAAATAGATTGCCTCCAATTCCCCAAGAGTATGATTGTGTTTTGATTGGTCTCGAAAAGAAATTCTCTAATTGAGCATCATTGGTATCACACACCTTGAAGGTTTGGTCTGGTTGGCTATCAACTGAATAGTCCCATTGTGGTGTTTGGTCACTAAAACTCACATTTTGCTGGTGAGTATCCAGCGCGTCTTGATTTACGGTGACGCTAAACCGATCTAAACTATTATATGTAGCAAGTCGGTAATAATGTTTTAGAGGTGACTCATACTCTAATACATGTGTTAGAATGATTGTGCGGAACACTCCCTTAAATAAGGGTGCTCTATAAGAAGAGCTCCTAATATTGCAAGCCTATAATGATATTTTATCTAACTTCATATAACATTACGGTAACCAATACAATATTCCCCCTGTTTTAGCGATTTGGCATGAGGGGACACGCCTAGAGGGACGAGTTTATGGACATCCCGGGTCCAGACCGCCTAATAGGCATCTAAATTCTTGGGCGGCTCAGCAGATTTTGGTGGAGTTTTATCTGGACAATATTTCTCCTTCCATTCTGCGAGTCTATCGTCATACGTTTCATGTACAACAGTGCACCCATGAATGATGTCAGCCTCTTTGGCGATCTCAATCATTTGTGCGCGACGTTTTTCATAGACTTCTCGTCCATGCTGAAACCACTCGCGCAACGCTCCATCAATGTTGAACATAGCTTGCTGTTCTTTGGTGATAGCTGTGGATTTCAGTACTGCATGCAGACTTTTGAAAATGGAACCCTCGTCTAGAGCTCCCATTATCATACCAGTGTCTTCGCAGTAAATGTTGTGCCTTTTGAGAAAGTCGGCGCTTGCATCGGTCATATACGGTGTAGGGGTTGATGTTTTATCAGGCATAGTGAAAATGATATCTCTTTCTTTCAAGAAATCAGCAACACTGATGTGATTAAATTCAGGGTAGTCCTTTTTAACAGACCCCTTGACATCATCACCATAGGTTGTGAGCGCACAAACCTTTCTAAAGGCTGGGACTCGTTCATGGTCGCGCAAAATATAGAAATATGCGCAGCGCATCAACAGAGACCCACATAGAGAATTGACATAAACTGTAAGATTTTGTCCCGAAGGATTAGATCCTATATGTTGTATCAAATCTCCATTGTAGGCCATGAGGGGATAACAAATGTCTGTAGCTATACCTTCCATGATTTCTAAGTCACGGTCGGAGTAACCACAATGTTTCGCCATGTCCATCATGATTCGGAAGGAAGCAAACATGACTTGAGCTGGTAATCTCAAATCATATTTGGCATAATCTCCTGCCAGGATTCTGTCTTCGCCATACTTACGGATATGCTTTGCGAGCTGGTCCCATTCGGGGCCCTGAGCATTAATTCCGACAGCACATTCGGAGACAAGCGGAATGATCGAAAGAATTCTAGCCATTGGCAGAAAGTATTTACGTACTAACAACTGCATGGCTATGGGAGCGCCTTGAAACACTCTAACCTTATCTTTGGTCATTTTTGTTGGCTCATCCTTTAAACAAGCTTTGAATATGGGGTATGCACGTTCTCCGGCGAGATATTTCTCTTCCATCTCAGCGGCGCAATCCCAAAATCTCTGATCCAACACGGCGGGGCATTGGTGAGTAGGATGATCCTCCGGGTCCAACAAAGTCAAATAATTAGACTTGGGACCGGATAATGGGAAACCTATGGAAGTACTGGCTGGCATCTTGTCTACAAAACGCCGAGCATCTATACCACATACGGTCTCCATCTCGGTGAGGGGTTTTGCCACCTTCAAGTGTGGCAATCGGTCCATTGCTTCAATTACACCCTCATAGTAATCATTCGAAGCCTTCTCCAACAAAGACCCTTCTAGCCCACAAGCTGGTTTAGCTGAGAACTGTAGAGAGGCTTGCCACGGATACCCAGTACGGAACTTGGGACCCGCCCATTGCTGGGGAACTCCACAATGTTTCGCAACTAACGGGGAAATTATCGTGGATTCAACTTCGGAATTGTATGAAGCACGTCCTGTAACTTGTCCATAGTACTTGCAATTTGTACCTTCTGGAAGAAAGTTAATGGGACTTTTGTGGTGCACAGTAGGACCTTGATAGTACTGCACATCATATTGTTCTTTAGGGATAACCCCACTACTTTTTGCTAACAATAGTGTGGATTTTCCCTTGAGCTGCTCGAACGCTTGGTCTAATTGACTCCTCAATATAGTACCACAGCAGCCCTTGGTAGTACCTTCCTTTCCTCCTAAATGGAAACCCCCAATAAGAGGTCCCTTAGTTTCGGTTAGGATAGGTGACATACATAATCCATCGAACGTATTAAACGTTAGATCATAATATGCACCATAGAAGGTAGAGGCATAAGTTCTTGCCGTACCAACTGCCATCATCAATTTGGAAATTAGATATGTTCCATCCATTTTCTTATATATCAGACGCGCAGGCGAATTTCTAAAGCGTTCTAACGGAAAGTAGTCGGAGACATCTTTCCAGTCGCCACCATTGGGAACCCATACTAAGCACAGGTCAGTGCCTTGTATTTGAACACTGTGTTTCTTAAAAAGATAACACTCAAAATTCCCTCCGATAAGTTTCGGATCATGGCGTACGAATTTGGCCTTCATATCATCAACCTTCCACATGTGTTGTGGAATAAGAGCAACATTTGATTTTATGAAGAACGCATTACAATGCGCAGGTATTGTTTTTCCATCCTTGGTATATGTAAGATCCATATAGCACAGATTGTCTTTAATTATCGACTCCAATCTCTCTGGTGTCGTTGTTTTAGACTTTTCCATGCACGGCATAGGAGTTATCTTCACTCCAGCCCAAGGATTCACTTCAGAATCACGGACAACAATGTCTTGCTCACTGGTGGGAGCAAGATTACCCTGCGGCTTTGCAACTACTTTGCATAATTTGTAAACTTGGGCGACAGCATATAAAACACCTACCAGAGCGCAAACTCCGGCAATCCATTTAACATGTGCGTCACGTCTCATTTTCCAAACATGCGGCATAGCTGCATTATCGGCAACCACTTGATCATAGAGTATCCTTTTTTCTATACGGACAACATCAGACAAAGCGCTCATACTTAATAACAACAAAACTAGATAGTTATAATTGTATTTAAAAGAAATGAACACTATTGCGAACATGATACAAATGTGGTTGCGATAAGCCATCGCAATACGTGTACGGAGCTTTTCCTCATGTGATAAAAAGACTAAATCTTTCATCCACGGTCTGTCTAACCATTCCGTAGGAATCCAATTCGTCCATACCACCCAGAGTGAATTCTCCAGCCAGTCGAGGCGTTTTAGAATAAGCTTAGCAGCAGTGGTTTCAGCAAATTCAAACGCCTTAGTATATCTTGCCTCGCCATAGTTGTAGTAGCGCTGGTACCAAGGTAAACAGGTATTAAAAAGGATTTCTCCGACTTGTTCGTCTAAGATAGGTCCGAGTTCATACTTGTACTTCTCGATATACGCGCACACTTCACTTCTAGTGGCTAAGCATTCTCCCGCTTTATCGTCATGATCATACCACACATGTGATAAATAACGTCCTGGCGAGATAGCTGCATTTTCCATTTGCCATTCTGGGTACTCGCACAACAACTCCTCTCCGTATTTAACGGAAAATTGGTCTAGAGGAATGTGAGCTTGTTTAGGTGGGGCATATGGTTGTGCAGCAGGATACGAATCTTGTTCATCAGGTACAGAACTAGATTCGCTCTCGGAGAAATGATCTGGGGACATTCCATGAGCTACAGCCCATTCTGCCATGTCTTCCGGATCAGTATTATCTCTCAACCATTGGGCCAATAATCTAATATCGAAGGCCCGGGAGAGTTCTCCGAGGGATTTCAGGGTTACTACGTCTTCTGGAGTGAAATCATATCTCCAATCGTCACGCGGCACATCTTCCTTGCGATGTACAGCTTGACAATTAACACACCATCCGAAGAAAGGACAATCATCATCCTTAATCTCCGCACATGGTGTGGACGTGGGTTTGCGACACCGACAAACGTCTGGCTTGGGATAGCCACACTCTGCACAAATTGATAATTTTGTAGAGAGGTCGTTGTTAAGTGACACGAACAGCTTCTGAGCTTGATAAAATGAGGCGGAGTCTTTTCCGATCCACCGGATTAAATCAACTATAGAAACTGATTCCATAGGACCTGCGTCATCACACACAGTTTCCCACCCAACTTGGGCGGGTGCGTTCTTCGTGGTACTAGGAATAGGATACGATTTTTCGACTTTAATTTCCCAAAAATCGGGGATAGCCGGAACATCGTCTTTGTGGATAGCTCTTATTTTATCTTCCGCGAGCATTCCATGGCGGGCGTATATATCACGAACCGTACACGTCAAAGTAATCCTATCACGGCGTGTAATCGAAGCTGGTTCGTTGGAATATACTGTAGCACACGTATCTTTAACGTTCTTAGTTGTAATAACGACTTTTGGTTCAACTGACACTTTTCCTTTCATGTCGGCTTCAGCCATTACAGCGTACATGCGTACATTGTTCACTAATTGAATGATAAGATCTGTCGGTGACCGTTGGACAAATTGAGCTTTTGTATTTCCAACGTCATCAATTAATACACCGTTAGTGAAGGAACGGTAATTCGACATAAATCTATCTGCTTCGTTTAATGTAACTATGCGATCATCTGATGCGCTAAACCCATTCTTTAATAGGGTAGTTATCATTAAAATGTTTGCTATCGTAGATTTACCGACAGCAGTGCCCCCATAAATTCCTATGGAGTATGGGGCCTCCCTTAGTCCGCCTTCAACCCTAGTTTGACGAAATGTAGCCTGCCAACGACGCAGGACTTCGAGCTTCTTAAGCAAGATATTTTTCTCAACAATGCCACGTGAAGTAGCAATGAGAGTACTCGCTTTCTCAATACATTGGGCCAAAAGGGCTTCATAATCGTTTTCAGACATGTTCTCGTATTTCTCTAAGTTGCCACATCGTGCATACTCTTGACAACGAAAACACTTTGAATAAGCTTCTTCGAACTGTTCATTCTCCATATTACCATATAATAATGGCTTAATAGATTTGCGTAGGAAACACATGTATCCGCCTTCTGCAAAATAGACTACTGTCTCAAGTGCAGCATCGACCAAGTCGATGGCAGAAGCATGTTTAACCATTGCACCAATGGAGAACATTTTAAGGTTACCAATCTTGAAATCAAGACTGGAGGCATCACATAAACCCAATGCTAAACATAAACTAAGCAAATGGGATATTTTTGAGAAGCCTTCATTTCTGATAACCAAAGTCCAATTAGCTTGTAAGTCTTTCAACAATAAAAGCCAGGCGGGTTTCTCATCCTCAACAGGACCAAAAGTTCCACTTTGGGGGGAATATTCGGTCTCAAGTAATTCAGACATATAGTTCGCGACGGTGTTAGCCACGGACTTGTTATAGTGTGTCTTAAAATACAAGAATACTGTCGCAAGGAAACAAGAAACGGTTGGACAATCTTTAAGTGCTACAAGTAAAGCACCAAGATTCTCGATCTTACTCAGAATTGCATCTGTTACATTGACGCCAGCACAGTTCGCTAGGCGTTCAAACGCATGAGTAAGGGTTTCAGAACCAAACTGAGGGTTCAAGACCTCAGGAGGAAGGGGTCGCAATTTGTTCTTACGGAAACGTGATGAAGGTCTGTTCCCTGAATTGCGATGTGAAGGTTTACGTCTTTCACTAGACGCCTTCCTTCTTCTAGCTCTCTTCTGGCGGATATCTTCCTTTGATAGAAGAAAATCACACTGAGGTGCTAGTTGAAGGAGGGGAAATGGTTGTTTACGTAGACTGTGGTAAAGTCTACCAAAATACGAACTAGAACAACCTTGTGTGCTCTCTTTATTAGAAAACATGCGCGATATGCGTCGAATTCTATATAAGAGTAGCAAACGTTGATATCTATAATATGCCCACAAAGGTATGAAGCAGATAAATAGAATCATAAGTGTTCGTAAAAAGAAATACGAAACGGTTGGGTAACCGACTCCTAAAACTAAGGAGTAGATTAATGCCCAAATTGAAATGGTCCACACAGGACATTGCGTATTGGAAAAGGCGAAAGACCGTGTGTCTGACGCCGGGATAATAGAAAGTACCACCTCACTATCATCTTGCTCTTGGTTCTTGCATTTCTCTGTACTTCTTCTCATTATGCGATAAGTCATTAAAATAAAAGAGCTTTTCCACTTTAAACCTTCTCAAAAAGGTTGCTGAATTTTATATATTCCAGGTTAAATCATTGAGCTGTGGAGGTTGGTGGCCTACACTAAACCCATGTGCACGTATCAGAGATCCGAATAAATTCGACAAGAAAGATTACTGCACTTGGCGGTACAGCGAACGTACGGGTTTACTCATGATCAACAGCGAAGCCGGGCACAGGCCGGTACCGTATGGGATCATAATCAATCATTCAATTTTTAAAACACTATAAATAGTCAGTGGAGTCCAATATATAGGACGAAACATTTTACATTCTCAAAGACTAAGTATAGGCTGATTGTTCTGGATCTTAACAGCCAAGAACGTTTATTATCAACTCGCTAGTTGAATGTGAATGAATAGCGGATATGGAACCCTCTAAACATCTACAATAGATTGGGTGAACGCATTTCCGACGTTCGATTTTACTTCATAGCAGAAGAATCTCAGAATTCGTTCTGTGATTAGTAGATGCGTCTTGATCAGTGCATCAACCAGGATCGGCTTTAGCCGACCAATATATCATTAGAAACCGGGAATGATTTCTTCAATATCATCTTTACTTTGTTGAACTTCCCAGAACAACTATTCCCAACTGCCGTATTACTTAACGGCGGAAGAATCTCACTATATTGTGTGATTAGTAAATGCATGGTGATCTGTGCATTAAACAGGATCGGTGTAAACCGATCAATAGATCATTAAAAGTCGAGGAGGACTTCTTCTCTATTATCATTACTTTTTGTCAAACATCATATGTTAAGTCTTACATCTGAATGACTATCCTCTTGACTAGGGGGGGCCCACTTTCCCAGGGATCGGGTATGAATAAAATAAAATTTGAAGTCAATGTAGCTACATCGTAGGATATAGGAGCGTCGTAACGCTCCAATACACTAAAATATAAGTACACTGGGCGTAGTTAAACGCCAATTACATCAAATAACTCTGCGCGAAATCGCTT